CTTGCTGACGAGTTTGAGAAACACGCCGACACGGTAAACCGCGAGTGGAAAGCGCAAGAACGATACGAAGCCGAGCGCGAGTACCGCGAATCACTTTACATCCCGTAAGGAGGACTACCATGACGTACCGATCAATGGCTGACCTGCTGGCCGAAAACGCCAACCTGCAGGCCGCGCAACAGGAACTCGCCGCGATGAAACTCGCTTTCCTCGCCCTGCGCGTTGACCCCGTGACGCTCAACCATCGTGGGTCTGACCTGTGGGCGCAGTTCGAAACGCTGACCTCGCTTGCCGAGGCTTGCGGCTTGGGCGCGGCGTTCGACCGGGCGATGGCGCACCGCGACCAGTCAAGCATGGATGATTTGTACCGCCACGCGATGAACGTCGATTCTGACGCCGCCCGCGCTTTGGCTGACGCCGCAGACTGGATGGGGACTTGGATACGCGAGGCACAGCAGGCGTCCGTGTCGTTTCGCCGCGCTGCGGGTTACATTGCGGACGCGCAGCGGGTGGTGCGATGACCCGCGACGAGGCGACCCGAGCCGCTATCCTGCTTGGGCTGATCGTGGCTCTTGTGCTGATTGCCGCCGCGCTTGTGCCTTGCGGCGATGGCGGCTGCACGGTCGAGGAGGTGCGCCGTGGATGACGGGCGGCAGCAGCAGGAAAACGAGGAGCGCCGGTACTTTGAAGAACTGGTGTTCCTGAAGTGGACGCAGGCCGATATCGACCGCCACCGCGAGTTGCTTGCGGAACTGCGTGAAATGAACGAAAGAGCAAAGAGGATGTTCAAATGAGCGAACTGCTAAAAATCAACGTAAACGGTCACATCGAAAAGAAGGGCAACCTGTCTTACCTGTCGTGGGCGTGGGCGTGGGCCGAGGTGCTGAAGATTGACCCCGGCGCGTGGTGGAACGCGCATGAGTGGGCCGACCGCCCTGCGATGTTCCTGCCGGACGGAACGGCGATGGTCAAAATTTCGGTCGAGGTCAAGGGCAGCACCAAGACCTGCGTTCTTCCGGTCATGGACAACCGCAACCGCGCAATCGTTAACCCCGATGCGTTTGCGATCAACACCGCCATCATGCGCTGCCTTGCCAAAGCGATTGCGATGCACGGGCTTGGCCTGTACATCTACGCGGGCGAGGACTTGCCCGAATCGGAAAAGGTCGAGCCTAACCCCGAGGTGTTGGCGCAGATTGCTGCGGCGGCTGACTCGGCGGCGCTCGTCGTTTTGTTCAAGTCGCTTGACCCCGCTATCCGCGCCGTCCACATGGACGCATTTACCGCCCGCAAGAAGGAACTGGCCTGATGGAACAGCGCACCGACGAATGGTTCGCCGCACGGCTCGGCAAGGTCACGGCATCCCGCGTGGCTGATGTGGTCGCCAAGACCAAAAGCGGCCCTGCGGCATCCCGCGCAAACTACATGGCTGACCTCGTTGTGGAACGGCTGACGGGCCAGAAGGCATCCTCGTTTACTAGCGGCCCGATTGAGTGGGGGATTGCACAAGAGGATAACGCCCGCGCCGCCTACAGCGCCAAGACGGGCGAACTGGTCGAGCAGGTCGGGTTCATTGACCACGCCACCATCGCGGGGTCGGGCGCGTCCCCTGACGGGCGCATCGGCGGGTCTGGCGAGGGGCTGGTCGAGTTCAAGTGTCCGGCGACCGCTACGCACTTGGAATACATCCTCACGGACACCGTGCCGGGGAAATACATCATCCAGATGCAATGGCAGATGGCGTGTACGGCTGCGGCGTGGTGCGACTTCGCATCCTACGACCCACGGCTCCCGCCGCACCTTCAGTTGTTCATCAAGCGTGTGCCGCGTGACGAAAAGCACATCGCGGAACTGGAGGCCGAGGTGACCAAGTTCCTTTCCGAGTTGAGCGACAAGATTTCCAAACTGCAAGAGGTGAAACTGTGAAAGAGTACGACAACAACAATCGCGGCGTCCTGTTCAAAAACGACAAGGGCGGCAACGACAAACGCCCCGATTATCGCGGGTCTGCCGTCATCGACGGCGTGGACTTGAACATCAGCGCGTGGATCAAGGCGAGTCAGAAAACCGGCGACAAGTTTATGTCGCTGCGCTTTGAGCCGAAGCAGGGTGCGCAGAAGAAGGCGACCCGCGCCCCGGTGATGGACGAGTCCGACCCTAACGACGATATTCCGTTCTGATGAAGCGGGTATTTCCCAAAGGCACTTCCGCTGACGCGATGGCAGCAGCCGTCACGCGCATGGTTCAGGGGCTTGCCCCTGACCGTGTGTGGTCGGTGGAAGTAGCCGAGTGGAAGAAGCCCCGCACGAATCAGCAAAACGCTTACCTCTGGGGTGTCGTTTACCCGATGGTGCTAGAGGCAGGCGGGGAGGCGTTAGCCGGGTGGACGCGGGATGACCTGCACGAATATTTTTTGGGCGAGGTGTGGGGGTGGGAGACGCTAGAGGGCTTTGGCAAGAAACGCCTGCGCCCCTTGAAGCGCACTTCACGCATGACCGCAGCCGAGTTCACGGAATACTTGCACGGCATCGAAAACAGGTTGATGGACTTGGGCATTGGGCCGTTACCGGAGCCGATATATAACGAGGTGCAATCTTGAAGCGTTTTCTTTCACTCGGCGCGGGCGTTCAGAGCAGCACCCTCGCGCTGATGATCGCGCACGGCGAACTCGACCCCGTAGACGCTGCCATTTTCGCGGACACCCAATGGGAGCCGCGCAAGGTGTACGAGTGGCTTGACTGGCTCGACGCAGAGATTCAACGCTGCCCGCACCCGTTCCCGGTGTATCGGGTGACGAAAGGAAGCCTGCGCGATGCGGCGCTTACCAGCATAAACACCAGCGGCGGCAAATTCGCCGCGATTCCGTGGCACATGACGATGCCGAACGGCGACCGAGCGATGGGTCGGCGGCAATGCACCGCCGAATTCAAAATCGGCCCGCTGACCAAAAAGACCCGCGAACTGGTCGGTCTAGTCCCGCGCCAAAGGGCAAAGGGCATCCTGTGCGAAACCTTTATCGGCATCAGCACCGACGAAGCGATGCGGATGAAACCGTCGCAAGAGGCGTGGAAGGTTCACCGCTGGCCTCTTATCGAAAAGGGCATGGCGCGGCACGACTGCCTTAACTGGATGGAGCGCAAAGGCTACCCGCTGCCGCCGAAGTCATCCTGCATCGGATGCCCGTATCACTCCGACCACGAATGGCGGGCGGTCAAGGCCGACCCCGAAGCGTGGGCGGATGCGGTGGAAATTGACCGCATCATCCGCGAACCGGCACGGGGTATGCGAGGGCGGCAGTTTATGCACCGCTCATGCGTGCCGCTCGACCAAGTAGACCTGTCCACCGCCGCCGATCACGGGCAGGTCGATATGTTCAACAACGAATGCGAAGGAATGTGCGGCGTATGAACCTGCGTAAAGAGGCACGGGGCCGGGGCTGCATGGTGCGTATTCCCGAGGTCTGCAACTGCAACAGCGAGACGGTGGTGCTTGCCCATGTGCGGATTGCGGGGATATCCGGCATGGGACTGAAGGCACCCGACCTGCTAGGCGCGTGGTCATGCTCGGCCTGTCACGATGCGATTGATCGGCGGGCGCACCTTGACCTCGACCGCGACTATGTGCGGCTGCTGCACCTTGAAGGGATGGCGAGGACGATTAACCAACTGCTGAAGGAGGACAAACTGTGAGCGTGATTGTTAACCTTGAACCGTGGGAATACGAGTGGGCTGCTCATGTTGGCATCCGTCGCTTCACGGCAAACTGGAACAAAAAGGATGCGGCGCACTACGACCGCAGCCGGATGGAAGATGACCGCACGGCACAAGTAGCGGCTTGCGTGTGCGAAATTGCCGTGGCGAAGCATTACAACCGTTATTGGTCGGGGTCGGTGTGGACTGCCGCGCAGCATGACCATTTCAAAACCCGCGTTGCCGATGTGGGGACAAACATCGAAGTCAAGCGCCTGCGAACGCGAACCGAAGCCCCGATTAGGCGCAGTCAGTATGGGAAAGGGCTGGTGCTGGTAGTGGCAAAGCCGGTCGAGCCAGAAATGCGAAGCGTTGAGATTTTTGGCAGCATCAAGTACGACAAGGCTTGGGAAACCGGCGCTCCCGCCGACTACGACCCCCAGAACACCCGCGTCATTGACATTACGAGGCTTGCGGCAGCATGAACACAGAATCCGGCGTGAGCCACCTTGACCAGTTGTGGCACGAATGGCGCACCCTGCGGCTGCGGCTGTCGGCGCTAGAGCGTGAAATCACCCGAGTCGAGGGCGGTGGTAAGCCTACGGTCAGGCTCGACAACCTGCCCCCGGCGTATCTGATGCAGGGCGCGGAAATGCCGAAGCGGGAGGCGCGATGAAACTCACCGACCGGGAGTTGGAAACGGCGCTTGCCGATCTGCACGGGCTAATCACCACGCATAACGGCATCGTCGGCACCCTTGCCCACCTAAAACGCGAGGTGGCGACCCTTGAATCGTGGCGCGTAACCGACCTAGAGGCTATCCGCGAGGCAGACGCCACCGTGTACCGGCTTACGGAGGCATTACGGGCGATTGCGCGGCTTCCTGACCCTGCGGCAAGGGCTATTGCGGAGAACGCTCTTGAACCGTCTGCATGAGTTTCTGTGGGTAGTCATCCCGACCGTTGCGGCGGTCTGGCTACTCGCGCTTGTCTGCTTCATTATTTACGGGCTGATGAAGAAATAACCACTTCGGAACAATCTTTAACCACGGGTGCAGAATGAACGATAAAGTAAAAGATGACGGGCTTGCGGCGATTGGCAGGGCTATCCGCGAGGCGCGGCGCGACGAGGCGCAAGCGGTTGCGGAGGTAGGCCGGTTGACCGAGCGGCTTGCGTTAGCGCAGGAAGCGGTGAGAGCAGCGCAGAATCGTATTGCGGTGCTGCACCACGACTTGCGAGACAAGGCAGAGAAAGGCTAAACACAAAGGAGGATGGACAATGACGATCAACGACGGCGGCCCGGCGTTTCCGAGGCACGCGCTAGAAATTAAGTTGCCGGACGGCAGCGTGGTGCCGAAAGACCCCGGCATGACCCTGCGGGATTGGTTCGCTACTCACGCGACCGACGCTGACATCGCAGACATTCAGCACGGCACGAAGTTCACGCGGGAGCAGGCGAGGTACATCCACGCCGACCGGATGTTGTGGGCGCGTGAGGTGAAGCCGTGACGACGAAACTTGCCGAGATGTGGGCGGCGCTGGAGGCGCACAAGCCTGCGCCGGAGTATGCCGAGGCGTGGCAGAGGATGTGCCGGGAGCGGACATACGACGCGGCGCGGGCGGCTCACTATGCAGCGCCCGCAGGGTCGGCGGCTTGGTGGGCAGCGGCAGCGTGGGCGACGGCGACGGCGGCTTCGGCCAATTACTACGCCCAACGCGCCATTGACGCGATGCTCGCGGCGCGGGAGGTGAAGCCGTGAGCGACATCACCCTGCCCCGCGCTGTGGGGCTGCACATCCGAAACTCGTTGCGTGGAATCGTCAATGCTTCGGACGATGATTGCGGCGAGGAAAAATGCCGGGAGTGCGCCCCGGTGCGCGTGATGCGTG